AAGGTGAAATTTTTCACCTTGAATTTACCTTGAATAATTCGATTTACCTTGAATAGAAAGGAACAAATGTGGCAAAATTAAACATAACAAGGCGTGGTTCAGTGTGGCAATACCGTTTTGAAGTTGCACCAATTGACGGAAAAAGAAAACAAGTAAGTAAATCAGGATTCAAAACAAAGAATGAAGCGGAAATAGCAGGAACAAAAGCGATGGCGGAATATAACCAGAGTGGTCAAACATTTACACCTGCTACAATAAGCGTGGCTGATTATCTGGATTTCTGGATGGATTCATACGTGAAAATGAATTTGAAATATGACACCCAACAGGCTTATAGGAACATCGTGGATAAACACCTAAAACCAAATTTGGGGCATTATAGGTTACAATCCTTACAGGCCGCAACCATTCAGGAATACACGAACGGATTAAAAATAAAGGGTTGTCCAGATCCCATACGGTGGAAATCCCTGAAAATATCCCTTGCACTTTAGAAAAGGCAAACGTGGTTTGTATAAAAGAAAATGGAAACCTATTGAGCGTGGACAGCATGAAACATTGTAACCGTGTGATCCACCATGAGTTGATGATTGCTTTTAATATGCACTCATTAAGACATACTCACGCAACCTTGTTGATCCAGAACGGGGCAAATATTAAAGACGTTCAGGAAAGGTTAGGCCATTCCGATATACAAACTACACTAAACACCTATGTACACGATACCGAAACAATGAAACAGGAAACGGTGGATATTTTTGAAAAGCTGGTTTCAAGCGAATAAAAGACGGGGGAATAATCCCCCGTCTTATTTGTATCCTTTATAGATTATATACAGTACCCGGTAAATATCCGGATCCATAGCCGCCACAATTCGTTCCCCCGTTTTTAACAGCATATCCACGCTAATTTCATTGGTGGATTCACCGCAAATAATTTGCAGATCCGCTATGTTATCCACTAGGGAAATTTTCCCTGTCTTCCCAAACATCTTTCCATTGGAATATCCAATGGTGGCGTTTAGGTGGGAACCGATGAAAGATGCACCAATAGGATTAAACGATGATGAATAAACCACTTTGAACATAGTTAGAACTCCTTTCTTTACCTTGTACACGGGTTTGTTCTAGCGTGTACCAATGGTGTACGGTGTACACGCTAAAGCCATATTGCATAAAAATTCTGCGCTTATGAGCGGCTGATTATAATGTTTTCACCTTCAAAACTCATCAATACTTCACGATTTTCAGGTGTAATTTTTAATTCATTTGCCCACGTTGTTGGCAAAGATATTTTATAAGTTGAAGCGTTTTTACTTGCCGTGCCGCCACCGTTCCAATGATAATTTTTGCTGTTCGTTTTTCCATATATTATCACCCCTTTCAAATTATATATTGAAATGAATAAAAAACGCCACCTTTTTAAGATAGCGTTTTTTATTCGTCACCCGCCTTTCGCCTTTGATTATTCTCTGTTTAAAACTATTGTTCGGTTTCCTTTTTCAAAAATTTGCGTCCAGTAGCAATCTGCCGTTAATTTGTACCCTATTTTTTGTAATTTGCTTTTTAATCTCCAGTACTCCATGTTGCTTGTGTAATTTAACTGTTTTTTCATTTTTATTTCCTACCTTTCATTTTTTGGGAATTCCCCTTTCCTTGATTATATTTTAAACCATTCGTTACGAATAGTCAATGTTTACCAGCCGTTGAATTGTATGCAAATTACAAACAATTCAGGCAATAAAAAAATACCACGCCGTTAAGCGTGGTATAAATAAATTTTTTATATTTTTTTTCAAAAACCCCTTGCATATTCGTTACGAATATAGTATTATATAGACAAGCAAGGGGGGGCAACCCCCAAAAGAAATGACAAAAGGCGGGGCCACAATCCCCGCCACCAATTGAAAGGTGGTAAAGAAGATGAAAAGTAAAAACAAGTATTTCAACCCTAACCCATTAAAAAAGGAAAATGGAGATTGTGTTGTTCGTGCTATTTGCGCCATAAGCGGTGAATCGTGGGATAATGTTTATAAAGACTTATGTTCAATCGGTTTTGAATTGAAAGCTATGCCAAACGATAAAGAAACATGGAAAAGCTATCTGATCCAAAACGGTTATGTTAGATATTCAATTAGTAACAAAAAAGGGAGTAAACGCCCAACGGTAAATGAGATGGCGGTTAAAAGTAAAAAAGAAGGTGCGTTTCTTTGTGAAACAGCCCACCATTTAGTGACCGTTAAAGATGGTGCTATCCTTGATATATGGGATTGTGGCGAAAAATCACTTTATGGATATTGGTGTAAATGAAGGGGGTACGAATCATGCAAACTTTTAAGATGAAACGCATTGGGAGTTTAACGACTAACCTTGTGTTGGAAATCCAGTATTGTGTTCCTGAAAAAGGCAACCCCTACTTTAAGGGTTGCATTGTAAAAGGAAACACGCCAAAATCTGTCACCGTGGTAACTCTTAAACTGTTCCCTGACAAATATTTAATCGTTTCGAATGAGGTTTGTCAGGAAATTGAAATGGACGCAATGAGTATGGATGACGTTTATGTGGTGGTATTTTTAAGCGCCTGCACCCGTGCTTTGCACGTTGCAGAAGATATTCTTACGTTGCCGGAAAAGCGGGTGAAAGAATGGAACAAAGAGAAGCAAGAGTAATATTTAACAAATCTGGTGGAACCGCTGGTAAAAATTCCACTACCGCCCGGATCACCATACCGAACGCATGGATCAAACAATTGGGTATCACAGCTGAACACCGTACAGTGGTTATTGGGTTGCTAGACGAAAATAAAATCATAATTGAACGGAAATAAAAAAAGGGGGGGTAGCGTTTTGCTACCCCCCCCTTAATTTTTACAGTTTTTCCGTGTAAGGTAAATAAATCCACCCTGCACCACTTTTCAGTTTTCCCCATTCACCAGATTCACCAATGATAGTATACACGTCATCTTCATGCACCTTAGTGTTGATTTCGTAATCCGTACTAGGGCCACTTCTAACATTCAATACCGTAGCCGTAACAACCACTCTGTAAGGCTCAAATTTCGTTTCTGACGGGTTTTCATTGTCAACAGGTATAATCATACCACCCTTATCCATTTGCGATTTTACAGCCGCTCTAAACGTATCCATGGTGTACCCGGTATTCAGGCCGTTCCACAAATGTTCCGGATCACTGTGATCAGACGCAACCCCCATCAGACCACCTTCATAGTGGCTAATAATATCATTCATGGGATCCAGTTCATATTTAATACAGAGATATGCAAACAATTCAACAGCGGAATTGTACGTTCTTTTTACAATTTCAATGGCACGGGAATAGTTGCTACACGTGAAATTGGATCCAGCGTAATAAGAAATGCAATCGGGTTCACACATTTCAACCCCGATATGGGTGTTGTTCGCCTGATCCCCGCAATGCCACCCTCTGTGGTTCCATGGGAGTGTCTGATATACGTTTCCGGTTAAACCGTCCACAAAAGCGTGGACACCAACACCCACGGGGCCATCCCAATTTCGTACAAATACGGTTGCGTCCGGTTGTGGACAGCCCACGGAATGAAGCATCAAGCCTTGTACGTCAATCTTGCGTCCCGCCTGATAACAGTCGTTGTTGTACTGAATACTTTCAATAATTTTCATTTAGTCACCTCACCGCCCTATAGATAGCATATACCGTGGTTGCAATAAAAAAATTGCGTTGCCACTTCAATTTGTTGTTTTTAATTTTCATTTCTTTTTCGTATTGTTTCAAGGATTCGTTTGCTGTCTGCAATAATGTTTCCTGCTTCACGTTCTGCATCTTCAAGTTCTGAACCTGTTTGTTCAATTCTTTCAATTGTTTCTGATTGCTGTTGTTGATTTTTTCCAGCTGATTCAAGTTGGTTTCTAGTTGTGTCAGCTCTTGATCCGTAATTTCCGCCGCTGAACAGGGCATAGCCACACAGAACACCAGCAAGAAAGCACACAATATACTTTTTAATTTCCTGCACATTAAACCACCACTTTCCAATTTTCAGCAACTTTTCCTTCATTGATCATTCCTTGTATCAGTTTATGGTTAAATTCAATTTCCTCATTAAGCCCAACATCTGTCATTTTGTTCAAATCGTGGTATCGTTTAAGTAACAGCTGGTATCGTGGTACACATTCTCTTGTCACCTGTCCACGTTCAATGGCTTTGTGTTGCATCCAAACGAGCCTGTCTTCGAGGATCAACATATCATTGGTGGTGAATTCTACGTTTTTTCTTTCCATTTCATCCAATCTTGAAATGATTTCATCCATTTTAACCAGGATTTCCTGTACCTGTTTGTGGTCACTGTCTTTTTCATCGTCCTTTTTACAGTAACGGTCATAGGCTTTTGACAGCAGTTCCTTAATTCCCAATGCACCACATAGGGCGATAACAGAAGAAAGAATACTAGTAATCATTACGGGGTTCGTTTCTAAAAATTCTTTGATTTCGTCCATTGGTTCAACTTCCTCTTTCTCATGCTGTGCGTTCCCAGCAATAGTACGTCACATAAGGTGGCATATTGTTGTGGGGGTGGTTCCCACCGGTGTTGCCCAGCGTTCCAGTGGGCGTGATGTTTTCGTTGAAAGACAGTTCGTCACGATACCACGAACCAGCAGAAGACGGCTCTACGGCGTATCCACTCTTATGTTCCCTTCTGGTAACGGTGGTGTTCGTTCCGGCCAGCACGTTGGCGGCATCTTTAGACTGAGAGCGGATGGAGAAGCTGAAAGAAACATTGGTTGCGCCAAATGCCAAACTGTGGCCGTGTGATGGCATTTCATCAGCAGTGAGTTGATGTTTCGCTTCGCCGCCCGTTGCCCCGGCAGTGTACGTGTCACCAGCCGCAAGAATGAATTTGTCTTTGATTTGCGTCCACGTTCCACCAAATAATGTTCCGGGATTAGTTGGATTTTTACTCCAATAAAGAGATCCAACGGGGTAAATCATATCGAAAATACCTAAATTTTTACAAGCATCAGCGGCTGTTGTAGCTCCAGTACCACCCTTTTCAATTGGTGTAACACGGGTGTTTAACCCATTAATCGCGTTGTCCAGTTTATCCGCATTTTCATTAAAATCATCAACGTTATAAAATTCCGTTTGTTCCGGTTTCTTCAACTTGAGATTGTCTGTATATTTCATTCACATCACCCCAACATAATAGTTCTAATGCCCTTGTGCGTGTAAGCTCTCATAGCACCATGAGTTAATTTATTTTCATTTAACCATCCGTGTGTCCTGAAATTAATCTGAACATCAAGCACCAGATTAGCAGGAATCGTTTGTTTTACACTATCAATTACAATTTGCTGTTCCTGCATGGATTCAAGCTCTATCCGTATCTGGATACCGTAATCATTGTAATACATATTCAGTGTATAATAATTTTCGCCGCAAGTTTTATCAAGAAAACTTCTCAATTTTCTTTCCGTGTATGGAATATCAGAAAGTAAGCTTGACATGATACGAAATCTACGAGTTTTTAATGTATCTTCCGGATAGGGTTCAATGTTTAGGGCCGTTTCCCACTTTTCACAGCCGTATTCAGTCAAACTTGCAATGAATTGGTTGCTTAAAACCAAGTCAATACCGCTTCTTACATATTCAATTTCTGGATTTTCTGCAAGAAAAATTTCAATCAATTCCCGGTATTGCTGTAAATAAGGTGGTAAATATTTAAGCAGATTCACTGTCATTAGTTACCACCCCTAACACGGGAATTTCATAGGTTCCCAACGTCAAGTTTTCCTGTTTTCCGTTCAATTTAGTTTTTACAACGTCCAGTAAACCGTCAACACTAGTTAACAAACGTGCTTCAATTTGCAGGGTTCTAACAACGGAATAATCATTTTTGGCCCAATCGCTACGAACTTCAAACAAATAATCATTAATGATTTGTTCGATTTTCGGTTTTGCGGTAGTAAAAGAAAAGCCCTTAGAAAAGATATATTGACTTGCAACATTGATTTCCACCGTATCAGCAGTACGAACGGTTACAACGTGACCAATGGGGGCAATACCTACACCGCTGGCATCCCCACGGGGATCAATTGCCGTTTGTACGTTCTGAATCAGGGTGGTAGAAGCCGGGGAAAATTCAGAGTCAAGAATGGTTAACAGAACCGTGCCGCCACCGTTCCAAACGGGGGTTACTTTAGTGGATCCCACACCCGGTAAAGCGTTTGTTTTTTCGATATAGTCGGCAATGTTTCCGCCATACGCATTTTTTTCAAAAGAATCAAAGTACCTTTTTCGTAAATCTTCCGTGCTTTCTTCATCTTCACCCGGAACCAACAGCTCCGTTATTTTAGCGGTTTCCAAACCAGAAATGTAATCAATGGGAATAACGTTACCAAATTTTTCATTCCCAACTGTTCCAGCGGCTTCACATTCCAGTTCATACACCCCATTTTCAATCTTTTTAATAACTTTATAGTTCAGATCATCAAGGTTAAATCTTGCATTCATCTTGATTTCGAGGGTGGACGGGGTGAACACGCCTTTTAAAACCGCATTTGTGGCAGGTGTTGGGGACAAACCACGTTCCGCAACACGTCTGATCAAATATTCCCGGCTTTGAGTGTCTGCAAAACTTTCATTCAAAACGGCATCCAGTTGAATGTAAGTTTCTGCAAGCTCAATTGCTACAGGTGCAAGGGCATCATAAATAATGGATCCTTCCCTTTTATCCATGTTATCAGGAACTTTAGACAGCATCCTTGCCATTAGTACATTAAAAGTCATATTTTCAAACACTAATAATTCACCGCCCTTTCTGCTTCAACTTTACCAAAAATCGTATTTGCTGTGAATTTCACAACAACCACACCCCGTTTAGAAGTATCAAATTCAAAATCCGTAACAGAATCAATCCTATCATCTTGTGTAAGGGCTTCCGTGATCCGTCTTTCTAGTTCCGGAACCACATAATACACAGGTTCCCCGAACAGATCCGCTAATTCAATTCCATAATTCCAGCTGTAAATGATGTATTTATATCTTTCAGTCATGATGATTTTATAAATCACCTGCTTCATAGCTTCCAACTTGTCACATTTATTAATGATCCTGTTTCCGTCAAGAATCATTTTATGATTCAAGGACGGCATTGTTTGGAACTCTAAATTAATGTTGTCATTAGCTACAACCGGTATCATCACATCACCACCCTATCAATAATTACATATCGCTGACCGCCTTGCATACGCAACATTAGCACCTTATCCCCAACAACAAGTTTGTGGTGAACCGTCCAATGTTTTCTACCGGTATAAACGTGGTCATGGGATTCATAAGAAGCGTCTCCGGATCCCCCACCACGTTTTTCTGTCAGGTGGTTGTGTGCTGTCTGATCATTTTTAAAATCCGTAACGTTTCTAGTTAAAACTAACTGTTTTTCACCTAGTTGCAGTTTTGAATCAACCACAACAGAAAGTGGTGAATCACTGGTTACAGTACCGAATACCACCGTAACGGGGCAACTAGCGGCAACCGCTTCATTTGCCGCCTGTTTCATAACGTCAATTAAATCAGCAAAATCAGCCAATGAGTTCACCACCTCTCACAACCAGATCCATCCAATGTTCATCCTGTTTAAATTCGTGTTTACAGGATTCAACCACCATCCAGTTTTTTAATACAATATCACCCAGATTCAAGGATACAACCACCACGGATCCAGCCCTTACAGAACAGTCACCAATGCAGTTTTTCAGCGTCAATTTCCTTGTACGTTGATTATACAGTTTCAGCAATGTTTGGGCCTTTTGTACACCGTTTTCGTTCTTGTTAAGTTTGTCGTAGTATTGTAAAACACCCCACTTATTCATGTTTTCACCGTGCTGTTCTATGAAAACGTCACGTTTCCCGGTTTCATCGTTATCATAAACAAGTTTGATTTTATTATAAGTGTTTTCGTCAATACTACTGGAATAGTCATAATTACCAGCGGTTTCAGCGTCAATCATGATATTGGTTTTCATTTCTTCTAATGATTTCAGTGTGATTTTTCCAAAATCATCATACAGAACATACAGTTCTTTTTTGTTTTCCATGGTCAAATCTAAGGCGTTTTGAATAATATCAAAAAGAGTTTGATTGTCTTCCACCCTAGACGGGATTTTATAACCGGTATCCGTTAATTCCCCCGTTTGCAGGTTAAAATCTTTTGCGATCATCTGTACAAGTTCACCGGCTGTCTTATTCTCATAAACATAGGTATCTTTATTTTTCAGGTATCTAAGTTGATCATAAGCGGTAACTTCAATTATGTTTTCCTTGTCCCGCTTTTTAGTGAACACAAAACCATAAAAAACATTTTCACCGTTCCATTTAAATCGAACGGCGGCCCCCTCTTGAAAATTGATTACATAATCCTTAACCAGCTTGAAGGTTAATTTTGAAGGGGTTCCCTTTCTTTCGCTGGCCCATTTGATACTGTCAACCACCGCCGGTAAAAAGTTTTCATCATTGTAACTAATCAGAAGTTCAGAGTTCATACAATCACCCCTGATTAATTACCGGCAAAACGATTTCTCCCATGGTGGATAACTCGTTCGGATTTGTAATATTGTTGGCTTTTGCTACAGTTTTCCAAACGTCACCGGATCCGTAATTCTGTTTTGCGATTGACCACAAAGTATCCGTATTTCCTACTGAAATAGTGGTGTTTGTTTTGGGTGCGGGGCTGGTGCTTGTATCCCGTGTGTTTTGCACCGTTGCTTTACCGTCTTCAACTTTCACTTTTTTGGTGGCATACGGCCTGTATTCTTTCAGCTTAACGGATACAAGCATATCAAGACCATTTCCGGCATCTTCTTTAACCGCATAATCTTCAAGGCCCACTTTAATGTTGGTAAACGCATTGAGATTTCTCAAACCAGAGGAACGAACGATGATAAACTGGAATGGTTGTTTTCTTTCTTTGAGCATTTTGATCCGCATTAAATAGGTGTTTTGGCCAGTATTGCTAGTGGTTCTAAAAACGTAATTCGTGGCGGGCAACAGGAATTCAAAACTGATTTCTTTCAGTTTTTCGGTTTTTAGAACATTGATTTCCCCATCATCTATCATGGTGTAACTTTTGTTCATTCCGCCGTGGTTAACTGTTACGGCTTTAGGGGTAATAGGTAGTACCATGTTTCCTAAAAAGAAGTAATACACTTAATGCACCCCCTCAGCGGCAATTGCCATTTGCTCCCGTAAACCTTCACCGATTCTTTGGATAAAAGAGCCAATATCAACTTCTTTACTGATATTGTTGTTGTTTTGCATATCAATCTTGATTTCAGCGGTGGTATAGCGGTTGATAACTTCTTGTTCCGCTAAATCCCTCATGTATTGCAGTTGTTCGTCCGCAATATCAACGGCTTTTGCCATTTTACCGATACCATCCGCACCCCTACCAGCGTTACCAGCCGTCTTGTTAGCGGCATCAGCGGCATCAGCGGCGGAATTGGCAATATTGGGAATAGAAGCGGCATCAACGCCCCCACCACCAAAAGCGGAATCAATGGAACTAGCTACACCGTCACCCCAGTTTGCGCCCGCTTCATAGGCATCCCCATAATCCATTCTCTGGATCCCATCAAAGGATTTATCAAGGGTAATAGCGTCATTGTTTTTACCCCACGAAATGACTTCGCCCCGCAAGGCTTCAAGGCCAGCCGTCCAATTGGTGTTGAAAATGGCATCAATGATTTTGGTAACGACTTGACCCAGCGACAACCACCACCCAATAATCTGACCAATGAGATTAGCACAAGCATCACCAAAAGAGTTAAATCCACCATTAGCGGCGTTTAAAACAAATTCGATAACATTCAGGAATGGAACGGCGAAAACTGTCCACAACGCCTGAATGATAGCGTTAATAACACCAATGAACACGTTATAAATAAATGCACACGCAACAGCAACCACACCACAAATGACACCGAACGCCGTATGAGTGGTTCCAGTGAGTTTAACAAAAGCCGCCGCACACGCATAAATAACAGCAATCAAAAGCAGGATCCCCATAACATACCACGTTACAGGACAGGCAAGCAGGGCCGCATTTAACCCTTCCTGTGCTACCGTTTGCATGAAGGTAGCAACAGACCATGCACCCGTTACCGCTGTGCTGATTGCCGTGTAAGCCGCATAGAGGAATTGAAGGGTGTTACCAATAGCAAGGGCCGCTGTATATAAGCCGAAACCGACAACCAGAGCGGCTAAAATGGGAGAAAGAATAGACCAATTTTCACTGATCCACTTAATCCCGTTGTTGAACGTCTGTAAAACTTGCGTAAAAATCGGTAATACACCCGTGGCAAGTTCACCGGTGAATTGCATCATGTTTTCTCGTAAAAGTTTTTGCTGGTTAGCGAAAGATCCGGACGTTCTAGCAAAATCCCCTTGTGCGTCTTTTGTTACGGACAGCAAATAATTGTATCTCAACAGCGTTTGTTCTGCCTGTGACATAGCGTTATAGGATTTTGTAATCCCTTGACTTAATGCATAGGCTTCCAAATTCGCTACACTCATGTTAATACCCAGCTGTTTCAGTGGTTCAGTTTCACCGCTGATACCAGCACGGATTTTGTAAAAAGCATCAGCGTTTTGCAGGTTATAGAAAGACGCCATATCACCACTAAGTTCAGTGATTTTCATAGCCATTTCACCAACTTTTTCCCCTGCTAAACCGCTTGATTTCAGCATAGCCCCCATAGTACCAGCGTATTGTTTTGCAGAAAGTTCATTTAACCCGAACGCTTCAAGAGTGGTTTTAGACCACTCATTTACTTTTTGCGCTGACTGGCCAAAAGACACGTCAACCACGTTTTGTACTTCCGTCAAGTTACTGGCGTATTCTATCGCTTGATCCACTTGTCTTTTAATCAGATAGGCAATACCCAAACCAGCGATTACTTGAGTTACCCGCCCAAACGCACTTGCCATTTCATCAGCCCTGTTTTTGGCGTTGTTGGTTTCGTTCTGCATCCGTCTGATTTCATCGTCGGCTTGTGCTAAATTGTGTTCTAGGGTATCAATTTGTTGGTTATATCGGTTCATTTCCTGACTGATTGCTTCCACCTGAAAGCGGTTAAAACAGCGTTCAGACGCACCGTTAACACCTTCAAAGGCGGCACTTGTGCCGTATAAACTGGCCTGTATTCTGTTTAAAGATCCAGACACACGATCAGTCAGTTCAATTGCGGTACTGATAGTAGCCATATTATTGATCACCCCTTTCTTTTTCTTTTTGCTTCTCCAAGTTGTTTCTTTTCGTTTTCGACACGTATATCGATTGCGGCAATGATAAACGCTTTTTCTTCATCGTTCATTTCCGCAAATTGTGACGGTAAAATCCTCAATTTATGCAATGCAAAATAAGCATAGTTACTTTCTGGATCACCGCCATTGATTAGTTTTTTGCTTCATCCACCTTTTCCTGCATGGTTTCAAAGCCGTTGTAATTCTGGACAAAGTTAACCATATCCATGTATTCAGCGGGGTTGTCAACCATTTCTTTAATCAAGTCTTCCGGGGTGGCAACACCGTAAGAGTTCTGCAATTCAGCGTTATACAGATCCGGATACACAATTGCCGCCGCCACCATTTTGGTGGTGTACATATCCGTATTCAGTTTAGGACGGTACATACCGGGTTTACCTTTAACGGGGATTTCAATGGTACAGGCTTCACGAATTTTTTCCGCTTCTCTGGTGGTCAGCGCTTTAATTTCCCATTCCAGCGGTTTCCCATTTTCATCAACCAAACTTTTAGTTGCGACAAACTTCGTGTTCGGTTTTTTGATTTTGTTTCTTTTCATAAACGCTTCAAACGACATATTTTTCACCTCATATAAAAATTAAAGGGTGGATAAAATTCCACCCTTATTTACTTACATATAGGAAGGTTCAGTGTAACGGTTATTACTAGCAAAATCCATTGCGTATGCAGTAATTTCCTGCTCAATCAGTTCACCGTCTGCATCAAACATGGACAACAGTACATCACCGTCAAGAGTACAATCACGGTAAATCTTTTCGGAACGCCCAATAGAGGAAGCGGGATCCTCATTGGTAATCTGGAGTTCAAATGTAGGGAGTACTTTCGTATCCTTAAATTCTTCAATCAGCTTGTCAAACATTTCACTGACCTTATACACCGTCATGGTAATTTTGATTTCAAGGCCAATAGCCTTTTTACCAGCAACAATACAGCCCAGACGGGGAACATCGGCGTTGTTTACCGTACCGACAACTTCCACATTTTTAGCGTTCAACATCGCGTAACGTCTACCACCGATTGTACAAAAAGCAGTAGCAAGTTTCGCACTAGGTACATCAGCGGGAATAATCGTTTTTTCCATATGTTTTCACCCCTTTAACCCACAACAACGGCCATATATAGTTTAGTCATGGTATTGATCACCGTAATGGATTCATTAACAAGCACAGAGTGCTTATCGTCCCCACGTACCACGGTAATATCTTCATTTTTGAAATTTTCCAGCGCACGAATATTCTGCAAATCCTGATGAATCTTGCACAGATCACCCCACAGGCTCAAACGACCATCTGCATCATTGGGAACGTGGCCCAGATATTTACTATTGAAGGTGGACGCCGTTGCAGTGGCAATCTGATCAATGATTCTAATAGTCTGGTTGTCCTGAAAGATTTCGCCCTTATCCACGCTTAGAGTAGTAAGAGAGTTAATATCCATCAGAACGTGGATTTTGTCACCGACTTTGTGGAGAACCCATTCACCGGATTTAATGCACCCTTCAAGCTGACTTTGAGTATAATCAGTATTGACCTCAAAGTTACCATCATAGCGTTTATTTGTAGCAGACGCATTTACAGCCGTACCACCAATAACACCAGTGGCCCAATATACCACATCAGCACCATTCTTTACGTTTACAACGGCTTCACTATCCGCCGCATAGCCAAACAGGACAGCTTGCAGTTTGACCCCAACATCATCCCTCATATACTTAACCCACGCCGCATAGAGGGCCTTAATGGTGTTTTCATTGCCAGCATAACCAATTGCGTTCACATTGGGATATGCTTCAATTTTATCAATGAATTTCTGGTGACTGGTGGCATCGCTAACGCCGTTAGTACCACCTTCAAGGGGAACACCAGCCGTTGCGGACAAAATATCGCCCGTTTTCCAGTCAACCCACGCATTTTCAGCAAGATCAGCCGCCGTTTTAACCGTCTGACTAAACACAACCCTAGTACCCAGATACAGGGAAACATCATAATTACTAGGGGTATCCACGTTTGCGGCAATAACCACCTTCAAATCATTCCCACGGATACCGCCATATTTAGCGGTGCAGTAGGTGTTACTTGCTTTCGTACCACCGCTATTCAGTCGATACGCATACAGAGTATTGGAGTTTTTAAAAATATCCTTGATACCGTTCAGCTTTTCACTGGAATAATCATAACCGAACAGTTGCAGGGAATTTTTGATAACATCTTCTTCAATAACCGGGAAAAGTTCATCATCTTTACCCCAATCCAGGTCAAACCCCATTGCTACAACACCGCGGTCAGTCAGTGTTGCCGTTGCCACAGCCTTACTCACAAAGTTAATGTAAGCGCCCGGCAAAATTTTATTTTGAGTAATATAAATGCCGCCACCCAGAGCCATATTTATTCAACCACCTTTCCATATACAGCAAGCATGGAACCAATTTCTTCCGTGCTGTACATCACATTTTCTTTCAGCAGTTCCCGCAAAACATAAAAGTTTTTATACTTTTTGGATTCAAGAATCTGCTTCTTCGAAAATTTAATTTCCTCAGCTTTTTTAATTGCCATAATTTCACCGCTTTTCCTTAAAGTTCTGATCATACTCATTCATGAAATCGTTTTCTGGAACGATAATATCAAGTTCCGGATAATCAACTTCAAAGTTCAAAACACCGTCAGCAATTGTCCCATTTAGAACAGTTGCGTGGTAACTTTTCAGGTGTGCTAATAGAAAAGTTAAATTTTTTGACATAGTGGAACATTGTTCGTGTTCCGTGTGTTCACCCGTTACCTTATATTGTTCCGGAAAATACTGGATCATGAATTGATTATTTATTTTCATACGGCTTTGATTTTCACTTGAACCATTAGAGGACAGTGGATAAATCAAAAAACAAGGTTCTTTCAAACCCTGTTCCACCGTTTCAGTATAGATCCGCATATCAGGAAAATTAGTGTGAATAACATCTATGATTTCCTCAATCATGGGATCACCTCATTTAGTTTTTTACGCAACTTCCGTTCCAAAATGTTTGGCATATCAGAACGGATTTCATTTTCTGATATGGTCAGCATAAAATGACCTTTTACCCATCCACTATGGTTTCGTGTTCTGTGACCAAATTCAACGTAACTTGCGTACTCAACGGGATTAATTATATCAATCACATAGGAATTACCACGTTTACTAACATTGAGTTGTTGACAAAATTCTGTAGCGGATTGCCCATTCGTCCACCCTCTACGCAAGGTTCCACCCTGTTTTTTGGCTTTACCTTTTTTGTCTTTGTAAACACCAACGGGGGTTCTTTTAATGACTTTATTCAACAGTCTAGCGGCAATTTCTTTTGCACATTCCTCAATGAATTGCCCTCTTAAATCCTCATTCAGTTGTTTAAGTTGTTCACTGAACTTGATTAAATCCTGATATTCTGCACTCATACCTTATCACCAATGTAATCCAGTTGGATTTTCTGGAAAGCACCATACATGGCAGGAACGCCGCTATTGTGGAATTCCTTCCCATTCCAAACGATTCTACTACCCTCTGGAATGGCAATATCAGGGGAAATAAAAAGGCTGATTACATTTGTTACGCTAGTGGTTAAACCGTTAGAAGTTGCCGCAACAGCCGTTTGGGATACGTGGCAAGGCTGATTTTTATACAGGATCGTATCTTCAAAGGTAGTAACACCGTTGTCCTTAACCACTTCTTTACTACCGTAAATATCACAAACATGGTCATACATGGTTTCGCAAACTTTACGGAAATTCACCATCTGATTTTGCGATAACAAATCAAATCATCCTTTCTCCCATTAATAAGAGTATCCACCAGCAAATTGAATTTTCCAGCCGTGGTTAAATTCTGATTATAGGATACAGACACGTCACCCATAGAAACAGATTGTAACGCTTCATCCACGTTCAAGTTGGGCAGAACACCGATAGAAGATTTAGCGTTTAGGAATTCACCACAACACATATCAACAAAAAGGGATTGTAACCCATCAGGAATAGTTTCGTGGTTAATCTGGTTCAGAATATGGCTTTTAACACTGGATCCAATAAAGTTAATTGCGGCTTTATCGCTTTCTTCCACCTCATAACCCAACGTTTTGAGTCTATCAATAATCGCTTGCAGTTCATCAGCGGTTAAAGTTGGAATCATTCCACATCATCCTTTTTCCTTCTACCCCGTCTTTTTGGTTTTTCAACAGCGGGAACAGGGGGTTCAACCGGCTTTTTTGTAACCGGTTGACTTTCCTTCTGTTCCTGCTTATGATACCTTCTCAGCATCATCAGCAATCACACCCTTTTATTTACCGAATTTAGCAAGAACCACTTTGGATTCATTAGACAGAACCACGGCGTAATGTTCATCAGCACTCAGCACGTTGGTTTTCTTGAGAATATCACGATCAGATTCAAGAGCGGCATCCCGCTTCATGTAAATGGTCAGTGCATAGTCTTCGTTTGCACCACCATCAGCGGCGGGATCCTCATTGGGATCAGCATTGGACAGAATCACAATGGGGTTGTAATAAATGTTTTCTGCGAATTTGACACGTTTGGATTTACGGATCTGGATACCAGCAATTTTACCGATGACACCGGTTGCCATAACTTCACCACCGAATTTGTTTCTGTCAATAAAGTTGGGATCCTTACGAATGGTTGCTTCCTGATCCGGGTGAACGTACATAACTTTGTCCATTGCTTCATCGGATTCATCCCCGAACTTTGCGTTTGCATCAACAATACCTTCATAGGAAATTGCCGTTGTGGAACCGTCATAAACAAGGGAAGCACCCAGCAGGGCCTTGTAAGCATCTTCATCAATTTTAGAAGCGATTGCCATACCCAGTTGCATTGCGGCCTGTCCAGCGGGATCACCGTAACCACTCAGCAGGGCTTCATCCGTGATTTCCACGGCCTTACCCGCTTTTTTAACAGTGGCTTCGGTAGTGGTTGCCGTGAGAACGGTGGTGTCCATTGCTTCACCTTCAGCCACGTCTACCGCATCACCAATGTACGCATATTTAGGAACGGTAATAGTGTTACCGGCACGGCCCTGAAGGGTGGTGTCCACTCTTGCGATAGTGGAAAATTTGATTTTTTTGGGCAGAGTGGCGGAAATCATACCTGCCATAACTTCTGGGTTAATGAGATTGCTCAGTTTAGTAGTTGCCATAATAATTTACCTCTTTCTTTTTTAATCTTCCGCACTCAGTTCATCATAGAGTGCTTTGTTGGTGTTATAAAGTTCTACACGTTCTTTATAGCCCATTCTGGCGAATTGTTCCTTCGTGACGGTTTTCGGGTTGTTGCTACCACCAACAGGATTAGCACCCTTAATGACCGGTTTCGGATCCGCAAATAGGAATTTAGAATCCTCATCGGTTTTCAATGCTTCAATCTGTTCATTTAACCCCTTAACGGATCCATCTTCCATTAGTTCAGTGTTTTCCATGTTCAGCAAGGCGAGGGCGGCTTTTACGTTTTTAGCACCTGCACCCATAAGGGCGGTATTTACAGCGTTGTTGATTTTAATTTTTTTAATTTCATTGTCCTTTGCTTCCACCAACGCCTTGTTTTCTGCTTGCATCTTTTCAATCTGCTTTTTCAATTCATCGGTGGATCCAGCGGAAACTTTAAGGCCCTCAATCTGCTTATCACGTTCAGCAACAAGGGATTCAGCGTTTTTGCGTGCTTCGTTCACTTCATCGAAACGGCTTTTCGGAATAAAATCCTTATACCCGGCAATTACCGCATCCGCCTGTTCATCCGTTAAACCCAGATTTTTCAATTCGTCTTTTTTCATCGTTTTTACCTCTTTCTAGTACATTTTTTAACGTGTTTCAGTACACGATTTCTGTCTTTTGTTTACGGCACAAAATACCAAAAAGCCAATATATAATAACCTAGTTTATAACTAGGGTATTAAACATAAGTCGGTTTGTGTGTTGGTAGGTTCAGCACCTCTATACATTCACCGAAATGTCTATCAACAAAAATATTTTTCGCTATTTCATCAGTTGTTGGTTGTTTTACCGTGTTTCCCATATCTTCATAGAGCATGAAAACGCTACCATCTGTATCAGCGTTTTCTATCCACGAACACAAGGAAGTGATTGCAGTTAAATCAGCATCAGAACGGCCTGAAAAATGACTTGTCCATTCAACAATAAGGGAATTACCTATAACAGTACTTGTACCGCTGGTAGAACCCACACCCATGACCCACGCATTATGAAACGTTTCATTGGTGGTATTCATGATATTGGAGAAATCACCAAAACACTTTCTAATATCGTGGTATGTTTCCGGGTAATTGGTAGGAAGGGAAAGGTTTTTCTTTTCGTACACCGTTTTACGCTTCATCAAGTCGAAAAATAAAAGATACTGTAATTCAGTGAGCTGTATTTTCCATCCGCTTCTATCAGCGTTGAAATACTGATTTACAAGGGTTTTCATCTGTTCAATGTACTCACCATAGCTTTCAGCGAATTCTGGTTTCTGGATAACACTATAGGATAGAAAACCATTCAGTTTTTCAACAACTTCACTTTGCTTATACATCGTCCACCCCCTGTTTTTCTAACCACTCTTTGTAACTTTTGACTTCATAAACCGTTTTTCCCTTTTCATTCCGGCTTGCCCTGTACCCGTCCATATCATCAAAATAGGGGCAGGTGGTACAGCGGCATTGCGGGTGGAATGGGGGAGAATTAACCCCCGCTTGCATAACACTTACTGGAAAATGTTCACCATCATGTGATCCGCATTTTCCGCAAGTAATACCGTCAAGTGTAGACACCACTTCAAATTCTTTGACATCCAGTTCTTTGTAAGAATCAATCTGTGCAAGGGTGGTGAAATACGCTTGTTCCGTTTGTACAATTCGCATTGCGGCAAAATGACTTGATCCCATAACCTTCTTAATGTTCTTAATGGCCCTGTCTGGTGCTTCACCCGTTAAAGCCATACGCATTAATTCTTGATCCAGCTGATTGATTAGTTTAACTTTGTTCGTCCACAAACGTTCCGAAAAATTAATATCATCCACGTTCCATGGTTTTTTGAGTAACTTTGATATGTAATCATCATTCAGTTTCCCAACGTCAAAACCAATTCCAACACCCTTCTGGATTTCGAAACAGGAACGATAATAGGTGTTTTTGTAAGCATCCCGGATCAGTTCATCCACATCATCCACATTTCCGCCCGTGGCAACTTCCAGAGATTGTTGACAGTCCAGTTTCAGGGCTTCCAAACGGTTGATGTGGAATTTAGCACTTGCGTTTTCTAATTCCTTCATCCACAACCCATCAATTGCATTTTGTTTCCCGTATTTAATGTAATCTTCAATTTTCCATTTCAGTTCTTTCAGTTCTTCACTGTTTAATAGCTTTTTGGCATCTGAAATTGAAATTCCGTTGTTGTCGGCGAAACGTTTATACCACGCATTGATTTTTGTATCAATTTCTTGCATGGCTTTTCTGTATTTTTCCTCTGTCTGATGAATGTATTCTACTGTCAAGTCGTTTGCGGACTGTTCAACCTGATTATAACGGTTTATCCAGTAATTTTTATTCATTACACCCCTCATTTTTATGCAAAACGCCGCATAACGCTCAAATTTGCGTTATGAGCGGTTTTTGGTGTTTACGCATAACCTTATATTCAAAAAGTTTTTTCAGCCATCAGAATTGAAATTTGAAGGCGGTTTTTGAGTAAGTACGTTTCCGTATGCTTCAATTGCTTCATTTTCTTCCTGTTTTAGCTGTTCCAGTTCTCTCTCAACGTCAGTTATCCATGGGTGCAAACTAATCAGGGTTTTTTTACTCAAAATTCCTGCACTGGCATTTAAATCAGCAATCACTTGAGAATCATTGACCATCATGTCACGATTGAAAATGATTTCAAGTTTTTCGTTATCGAAATTCCCTAAACCAATATTTTCAAGGTGGCGGTTTACGAACCACATCAAATCTTCAAAACTGGCCTGATATTCAGTTTCAAGTTCGTTAGCGTCCAGATCCAACTCACTGTAAATTGACTTGATAGTCATTTCGTTAGGACTTCCGGCTGATTTCAAATCATTCACATCATAGCCCTTACAGTTTTCAATTAAGGCACGGCGCAATACAGCAAGGACGGTTTTATAATTTTCACAGTTCACGTTGATTTCTAACTTGTCAATTCCACCGTCAGCACCATCCACCGTTCTAACCTTTACCGCCTTGTATTGGGACAAATTGCGTCTGAATGTACCCAGATTTTCCCCATCGTAGTTTTTAATAACTATGATAGAGTTGCCACTAGCGTTTTCTTCCATCCCATCAGCAAATTCAGAAAGAATCTGGTTGATACCGTCTTGCAGGGATTTACATTTTCGCAAAAGAGGAATACAGGAAGAATTTGATTTAAACGCCACCAGTGGAACCCGTTGCCAATTGTGTTCTACCGTCTGACCGTCCACATCTGTTTCAAAGTGGTAGGTAGAATAATCTTCAATCAGTTTCCCGTTACGCCATTCAAATTTATGGATCCCGTTGGTATCATACACTTCAACGAATTTCCAGATTCTTTTTGTACTACCCTCATAACCAATCTGTTCATAGTACCGGATAAAACAATCAATTTCGGTTTTATCATCATCTTTCCAAAATACCTTGATTTCCCACGGGTGGAAACGTTTAAATTTAAACCGTCCCAGTTCATCGTAATACGGATAAATGTAGCCAATACCACCGTTATAAGAATCTTTACCCACGTTCTTAATCAGACTGTGAAAACGCTTATTAAAAATCTGCTTTAAAGCATCAGCGTAAACGTCATTATCCGTTTTGAACGTAATGGGTTTACTAAGCATATAGTTTACTTTTTGGTCAACAACAGCAGAATACTGGTTGTCCATCATTTTGTGGTTAGGCAAGTCTGGTTGCGGAACTGGTCTACCGTCTTCCCCAATAACCAGACGTTGTTTCCTTAAAATGTCTTGATCATACCCATAGTAAAGATCCCCGTCAATTTGTTCTTTTCGTCTTGCGCTGGTTAACCACTCTGCAATTTCCCGTCTTAAAAATTCTTTATCTGAAATTCTGGAATTTGCGCCACGTTCCACTAAGTCACAAATCTTTTTAGTTAACATATTGTCAAACAACAACATTTACCACACCACCCCCTTATTCAAATTTGTAATTCATATTGAGTCGGTTACAGGGCTTCCCATCTCTTTTACAGATACATTTGTGTGTTCTCATTAGTTTTTCGGTTAACGCTCTATGGTAATGAGTGCAATACGCAACGGGGCGGCAAGCCATGTTTCCGTCTATGCACTCATAGTAATATTTTGTTTTTAATCCCATGAGAAAACATCCCCCAACAATGCATGAGCCAAGCCATAACGCAAGGAATCGGGGCCGTGTGAAAATTCGTGATCCGGCTTATCCGTCAATCTTCCGTCCCTGTCCTTGCTCCAACAATAATTGTTAACCTCATGCCAAAATTCCTTACATTTAGGGTGTACAACAAGTTGATAGTTCTGAATTTGCTGTATACCATGGTTTACTGAATCACGCCCTTTTCGTGACGGTTCAGCTTTAATCCCTAATTCCTGTAATTCTGCTATGGATTTAGGTTCAGCCGCATCGCAAATTATACGTTGTCCACCGTATCCCATATCAATTATCTGTTTTGCTATCTGCTTATTTGTAACACCCGTTTTATACCATTCATCAAAGATATAGATTTTCTTTTCATCGTTATCAATCAGTTCAGCAAGAAAGGCGTTCGGATCCGTGAAACCAAAATCAAGATTAAATGCTGACTTGATACCGGGTTTTTTCCGTAATTCCGCTACACTGAAATCTTCCATAACGATGTTTTCGTAAATAATACCCTCAGCAATACCCCAATCCCCTGCACCCTCAATGCGATAGCGGCGGGGGTTGTTCTTCTTCATGTTGATAAAAATTTGTCTGTCTGAATCATCCAGCCATTCATTACATTCCCACGTTGTTGTTTTAGAAAACACCGTTGGATCATCCACATCAAAGAATCTAGCTTTTAACCATGAAAGGGCTGACCATGGGTTGAAAAGTAAAGTAATCTGTTTAAAGTAACCTTCTGGAACCTGACCACGAATAGACATTTCCAGTTTTTCAAAGTCAGATTCACCCACTTCATAGGCTTCCTCTATATCGACAAAATTTAACACCCCACGGGGAACGGTAATAGACGTGATTTTTAAACCGTCATCCAAACCACGAAACAGGATTTTTTGCCCTGTTGGTAAATATGTAATTTCCAATGGGGAAGTGGTACAGCGGAAAAATGACCCGACTTGAAACTTGTCAATGGCCCACAAAGTATCCGCATAAATGGAATCACGCAAGGTGGATCCATAGCGGCGTACACACAAATAGTTGGATTCAGGATATTTCAACATCCTAAAAATCCGATTCAAGGCGGCTGTTTTTGACTTCTTGCTACCACGGGAACCCTTACAAACACGATAGCGGCAACGGGTATTCCAAAAATCTTTATACCCACCACCTACCAAATCAGGGAGATAAATCTTATTCATGAATATCATCTTCCCCTGAAATAATCGTAGGTGTAATGTCTGCAATGTTCAGATTGTCCACGGGCTTTTCGCCAATGGAATCACGCATTAATTCAATGGCCCTCAGATCACCCCGCAAGGCACGTTGCACCAGCCTTACACACACAGCATCTTTTACTTTGATATTCTTGCCTTGAAGTTTTCCGAACGCCTGAATTTGTTCAATGGAACATACTTTACCAGCGTCTAACGCCATATTCAGTAGAACTTCAAGGGTATCCTTCATGGGTTTTGCGGTTTTGAATTCCGCTTTAGTCTTTTTACCGCCTTTTTTCCCATATTCCCGTAACTGTTCTTTTGTGCATTGATCAAACCTAGGCATCTATCTCACCCCCTTAAAATAAACTGCCCTGTCCCGTTTTTTCATCCCACTTAATTTCCGGTGTTTTTGTTTTAGTGCTTGCCTTCCTAGTGGTTTTAGTGGTTGCCTTGTCAAGATTCAAAGCATACTTGTAACCATATTTCTTCTGGTTTCTTCTCAACCACCCTGTTACAGCGGTATCATAATCTGAACCACTCATGTTTGCTTTAGTTACAGCTTTAGCAAATGCTTCCGATTTAAAATGGGTACCTTTCTGGAAATTGTGATACCCACCGTTAAACGTGGCAACAATACCCGCGGCGTTCGCATTGCTACTAACATAAATTAAATCAGCATCGGAAAAATGGCTAACTTTTCCCTAACTTCTGCCTGGGTGGTTGTGAACAATTGTTTCCCCTCTTTTGGCACCAGGCGGAACAACGGAACCACCAACACCATGACTATAACCGGAAACAAAACCGTTCTTATCAATGGTAATAGCGTGTTCAATTTTAGAATTTCCGTGCATATTTCTAAACTGTTTAACGGCTTCAGCGGCGGTTTTCGTTTTCACACGGGTATTTACTTTGACGGGAATATCCGGGTTGTATTGCCCACTACCGCCGCCTTTACCACTACCAAATTTAAACGTTTTCTTGTCTTTTGGGCTTCCTGCACCGGATCCACCATTCAACACAGAATCAAACAAACTCATATCAGCATCGGAAATAATCTGTTTAATGGTTTTACCATCAATTTCAAAACCCATTGCTTCATCAAGTGTTTTGAAATGAATGTTTTCATCTGTTTTTATATTCCACAAATTCAAAGATTTTTTCCATAGGATCCAGTCACCAATCTGGACAGATCCACGCTCTTTGAATTCGTGCAGAAACACGGACTCAATCATAACTGCTTCATCCTTTCAGTCACTTCATTTTTAATCATTACAACTTTCGTTTTTCCGAAATCGTATTCCGGAACTAAGCCATTCCCGTACAACAAAATTGTTTTAGGCTTCTTCCTTTTAATCAGCTCATCCATTCCGGCTTTCCAATATTTCATAACTTCCGGATCCTTCACCCCAACACAATAGGTTGAAAGTGTAGCGTGTTCAGGCAAGCCATCAAAACAGTAATCAAAAGACCGTTCATCAGCCCAGTAAACTATGGGCATAACCTTTAATCCAGCGTCCTGCATCATCTGCCCCAACAGGCGTGACCTGAACACGTTCCACATTTTAAGCGGTTCGGCCATATCCAGATAAACCGAATAACTAGGTGTCATTACCGCTTTAAAATCACTCAGAATATCAATATATCTTTGGGGATTAACCCAAATTCTTTCAAATTGGTAATCATCCAGATAAAAATGAACCCCTGCTTCCGGATCCACCGTACTTTTGGCGTAATTGAAACCTATCCACCGCCCCACGTCCACGTTGCACGGGAGAAGGGAAGGCATTTGAAAACGCCCCTCACACCGTTCTGGATCAAATTCCAACATATTGTACGTTTTGACAGTTTTCATTTCCTGATTCTTGTTTTCTTGTCGTTTTTCCGACACATCAAAATCAAAACCAAAATCAGACATATCAAAAGTATCTGCTAAATCATCAATTTCAGATTCAAGCAACTTGTAATCCCATGTGGATTTCTCAGATACTTTGTTATCAGCCAATCTAAACGCCTGTAACTGCTTATCTGTCAGATCATCAGCCACAATACAAGGAACCTCAGTCATCTTTAGCTTAATAGCCGCTTACAATCGTGTATGACCACACACTATTACATTGTCTTTGTCCACCACCAGTGGAACTTTAAAGCCAAATTCACGGATAGAATTAGCCACTAAACCCACGGCTTTAGAGTTGTTCCTAGGATTTTTTCCGTACATTTTTAAGTTTTTAATTGGAATTGTTCGTAATTTCATGTTTCCACCTCAACAAAAAAAGCACACCCATTTGTGTGTGCTTTCTTACAGGTTACAGTTTACCATAAACCCTAGTAGTTAGATACAACTATTACCTAATATTTCATAACTTTTTCAAACGCTTTCAACGCTTCATTATGGAGATTTATTGTTGTTTGGTATGTATAGTGCATTTCTGCCGCTATCACAGAAAAATCTTTGTACTGAACATACCGTTTATATAACACGCTGTAATATCGTGGATCCCTCAGCATCTCTATTTTCGCAATGATACCCTGTTTCAGTTCAAAAAGTTTAATAATCATATCACTTATTTCTTTATCCATATCCACGATTTTAGCTGTCAGATTCCCAACTTTATCCGAAACATTGAAATTAGATGATTTCGGTTCACTGGAATACACGGGTGTGATCCGTGTAGCCATCGTATAAAGTTCTTCCTTTTCACATATTTTGTTGTTCAATCTTATGTCTAACAGCTTAATACTGCTCAAATATTCTTTTACTGTCACACCCATACCCCCTAGTAACGTTTTAATTTAGTTAAAAATATCACATTTGAGTTAAATTTCTCCTATTTTTCAATCGACCATTCAACCTCTATTCAAGGTGAAGCCAAAATATTCAA